ACAGACTTAGTGCCATCTACGATAGACAAGAAGGCATCCCCGAAGTATCCAGACAGCTCTTTAGCTAGTTCCTCTTGCTTCTTACGAGCATCTTCTAGGGCTTTCTGTTGCTGTTGTAGAGCGTGAGTCTCTCTGATGTAGTTACGGATAACCTCTTCTTGGCTATCTGTAGCTATATCACCATACTCTTGACGAGCTTGGATAAGAGCTTCTTGAAGTACTCTTTGTTCTCCGAAGATGCCAATAAGGCTTTCTTCCATCTGGAACTGATCTTTGAGAGTCTTAATGTAGTTTTTAACTTTATCTTGAGGGCTTTTACCTTTTGCCTTATCTTTATCTGAATCAAATGTTACCCCTCTAGCAGCAGCTACTGCAGGTCCGTACTGGGACATATCAAGCATTCGCTGATACTGCGCATCTGTTAGGGTAGAAACATCTCCTGAAAAAGGAGTCCTTAGTTTAGCTAGACGTTTCTCTTTTGCTATTAATTCTTCAACGGCTTCCTCTTGTCTATGTAGGTAGTTTAACTGCAGTCTTAAGGCATCAGCTTGCTCATCGCTTAGTTTATTTAACTTTATGTTATCTTCTAGCTTAAGTCTTTCGAGAATCCGCAGTTCTTGTTTAATCTGCTTCTCTTGCCCAAAGTACTTTCTTTGTACTTCTAAAGTATTATTTTGATTTGTTAGGTTGTTTAAAGTCTTTGTGTAAAATCTCTCGGCAACTTGCTGCTGCTTCTTACGTTCAGCGTTTACTCTCTTTTCATAAGCAGCGTTCTCGTCTGCTAATTGCTTCTCAGCACGGCCACGATCTTCCAGAAGGCCTTTTCTATCTTCTTCTACAATACGAGCTTGTTCAGCTTCATACGCAGCGTTTTCCTCAGCAAGTCTACGCTCTGCTTCTCCACGATCAGCTAAAAGGCCAAGACGATCTTCTTCAGCCATCTTAGCAATCTTAGCTTCATAGGCGGCGTTTTCTTCAAGTAAAGCAAGTTCTGCTGCAGCTTGGGCTTCAAGAGACGCAATAGCAGCTTCTTCATCTAACTTTCTAAGTCTTTCTTGCTCTTCTGTACCGTAGCGAGGATCTCCTGGTCCTCCAAAAGCTTCTAAGATAGCTGCTCCTGACATACTAGTGCGTATAGAAAGGAATCTCTGATATTCGTCTGCAGCTTCCTGAGCTGCAACTCTAGCAGCATCCATTGCCTCAATTTCATCACCAAGGACTTCAAGCATATCGTCCTTAGAAAGTTCAGCAACATTGTCTTTTTGTGTGGCAAAGACAGCCATAGCATCATTAAAGTCTTTTTGTGCTTCTTCGTACTTAAGCTGAGCCAGTGCTATCTTATCGAGAAAATCAATTTCAGTATCACTGATACCTAACTCTACAGCTTGAGACTGTCTTTCAATAGATTTAAGGGCTGCCTCTACTGCTTTAATACTTTCTTTTGTAGAGTCTGCAGCCTCTGCCGCGCGAAGCATACTACCTGCAAGAGCAGTAAAGATAGAGATACCAGCACCTACAAGAGCACCTGTAGCTCCAAAGACACCTGCTAATTGTGATGCCTGTTGACCAAAAGCAACCATCGCACTTGTACCTGATTGTACCTGTACGAAGAAGTCACCTACCTGATAACCAACTTGCTGTAGTTCAATGTTACCAAACTTACGGATATTTTGACGAACACCATAAGTCTCTAGATTAAATCTAGCAAACTGATTTCCTCCTGTAGCAACACCTTGAGTAAAATCACCAAACTCTTTAGCAGTAGCAGCTAAGGATGCTTTATACTCATCAAGAGAAATAACGCCCATGTTATAGGCTTTAAGAGTTTCTTTTTGTACTCTTTGATACTCTTGTTCTGCAGCTTTTATAGGGTTGTAGATACGAGTAAGGCGCTCTAATTCTTTCTTTCTCTTTTGTTCAGCTAAGACTGCTTTTTTATTTTGTGCGAGAAGTGTTCTATCTGTTAGAATACGCTTTTGTGCTTGACGAGTAACTTCTGCCTCTGCCTTAGCTAATTGTTGCTTATCTATAATCCCCGCTTTTTCTGCTGCTCTTAATCTATTTAATTCCCGAGATAATCGACCGACTTCTTGAACATACCTTTGGGTCTGAGCGCCAAGGGGTTTGAACTGTCGAGCAAGTTGAGAACTAGCTTCTCCTGTACGACGAATATTATCCGCCGCTTGTCTCAGCTCAGCAACGCCAACAACTTGAATATCTAATTTAATATCAGTCACGACTTGTCCTTAAGTAAGTACTATCTAGTAGTTTGATAGCCTCAATGTCTCTGGAAGATAGGGTATTGTCGGTGAGTTCTAACCAAGATTTTATCTCAGTGTAAGTGATTGGGTTAGGGCCACTCATCCCTGCGGTTCTAGCTGAGCTTAAACTAACAAAGGCAGACCATATGTGAGATACCAACGTGGGAAATTGAGGTCCAATTAACGCTTGTGGTGTCTTACCAGTCTGCCTTTCTACTTCTTGTAAGTGTTCTCTTTCAGTTACGCCATCTTGATCGGTCTTACTGAGCTTAAAGCTGTGTTCAGCAAACTCTAGCAGCTCTTCGATCAAGCCTTCGTAAAATCCAGGCTGTCAGCTAAAGCCTCCTCGATCTGGTTGCGTAGCCAGAATACATCAGAGTAAACCTCTTTAGCTTTACCTAAAGTCAACTTGGGTTTCTCACCGCCATAGGTGATGTCCCATTCTTTCGTTACTTTGGCGAGTAGCTCGATAGAGTCCCGCTCTAGGTCAGCAGCAGAGTAGGTTCCTGAGTTACCCTTCTTCTGCATTGCTTTAATCCGACGATCCTGTTGGTCATGGATGGCAGCTCGATACTCCTTAGAGTACTGGGCATACACACAAACAGTCATCTCTGAGCCATCGTCATTTGTAAGAGGTTCTAGTGTATTTGGATGAAGTAAGGTAACTTCAGTTACTTCAGATTTCGGTTTTAGGTCCATTAGGTCCATGTCGAGTCTCCTTCGGGGTTCGTCGGGTTATTAAAATGAGGGGAGCGGCACCCGACAACCACCCCCCTCGCCCTAGCTAGGGATTACGCAGTCTCGGGACGACTGATTTTAAAGTTAGTGCCTTCTGTGCTGTCATGGATAGCAACGAAAGACATTGTGATTAGTCGGCTTAGTGGGCCGTCAACACCAACGTCAGCAGAGTTCACTTTGATACGTGGGAACATGAACTCGTACTCGTTAGCCGCTGATGGGTCATTCACAGTGATGATAAGCTCACTCTCGACTTCGTTAATGAAGCGGTTGATTAGAGCAGCATCTTCAAAGTATGCAGTGAATGTACCTTCAACTTCAGCCATACCGTATTCTAGAGATGGTGCAGAAGCACTACCGATCACGAATGTTGGTGAGAAGCTGTTGTTTACTGTGAAGTCAATCGCAGTGATGATAGCTGCAGATGAAGATGAAGCTACGTTACCAATAGCCAAATCACCTGAGTAAGCGTCAAAAGGCTGTGCTGATGAAGCTGCATCTTGTGTCTTCTGTGTAGCTGAGATTGTCATATCTGAGCCAATCATACCAAAGGTTGTTGTAACCATCTGGTTTGGGGCCATAGAGATTGCCATTGACGATACTGTCATGCCAGTGAACAAACGAGCTTGGTCGATGTCTGCGGCATCATCTTCAATAGAGAAGTACTTAGGTGTTGTACCAACTTTAAGTACGTCTGGTGCTGACGATGGGCTTGTGTCCCATGTGTTAAGCATAGCTGCTTCTAGGAATGTGTCGAAGTCACCATCACGTAGGTCAACAACGATGTCGCCACCTACCTGAGTGTTACCATGACGGTCAACACGTACCATACGGTCAGCTTGAATTTCGTTACCTGCAACACGGTCTTTTGTAAGGTTTAGAGAGTGTGTGTTGAATGGTAAGTTTTGGAAGTTTCCAGCAGGTGTCGTACCGAAGGTTGCCTCTTCGATGTAAGACAGTGTGGAACGTGAACCCTGTGCGAAGGCCATTTATATTCTCCTAATTATAGATGTACCAGCCAATGTTGACTGGAACGATGTACCAAGGGGTATCTAGTAAACCTGCGCCTCTGTCAGCGTAGTCGATAGACACCAGTAAAGTTTCTGAGCCTGTATTGTAACTAATGTCTGTAGTTGCTTCAAAGGCTTCTATTACGCTGTCAGCGAGACTTTCAGCAGCATTAGGCCCAGTACCTTCGGCAGCGTGACAACGAACCCTAAACAAACCCTGATATCTTTGCTGAGGGCTTGTACCCATTACGGAAGGGCGGCGGATTGTCGGGATAAAACTTGGTTGTAAGAAGCTAGTACCTGTAGTGGGGCTATAGGCTACGTTCTCGTATGCTATGTCAGCAATACCTTCGTTGTCTAGCTTAACTTCTAAAGCTCTTCTTATGTCTTTATAGATACTGCTCATCTCAAGAAGTTCCTAAGTTGATCAAAGATACCATACTTATTCTCGACATAATTTGCATGAGGAGCATTGTTAACGATAGTTGCACCGTCTAATAGGTCTATGTTTTCTAGGCCAGCTCTTAGACGTGTCTCCATCTCATTCAAGATAGGGTCAGCAGCTTGTTGTCTCTGCTTTCTGCGGGAGGTCTCACCTGAGCCACTAGAGTCTCCTCTAGCATTTAGGTGCATAGAGTTAGCATAAGCACCAGTGTCTACAGGAACGCTAAACGAGAGATAATCAATAGCTTCGTCTAGTGCATTGTAGATGCGTCTTTCAGCAGCTTGTTGTAGTCTCTTAGTCTTTTTCTCTATCTGAGCTTTACGAACTGTAACCTGCATTATTCCCTCACGTCACAGATGTAGCAAATAGTTTGACCTGCAGAGTAAATGGTAACTACGTTTGTGATATTTACTTTATCACCGTTACCTAAGATCTCATCTTCTGTATCAGGACTTACAGCTAACCCCAGAGCGGAAATAAGGCACTTACGCATACCACGCTCTACATTACCTAGATCAGATACACCTAGCTCGTAGTTGTAGAAGTAGGCAGTAACACTGTAGTCGTCTGTAGAAGTGCCAGATACAGTACTAGTGGCAGGGCTATAGGCACCGTAAGACTTCTTACGAAGTGTAAGTGACTCACCATGCTCCTCTACAAGCTTTAAGAGGTCGTATGCCCTGAAGCCCATTAGTCATAGTCCCGAATGTACTGAGAGTCATTAGGCGGATTATCGAATTGCCCTTTAGAGAACGCAGGATCAGGACGATCTGTGAGTGCTCTATTGGCATCAATAACAGCGTTAGATATACCACCTGCACGTAAGCTAGCTGAAGTCATTGAGTACTTCTGTCCCTGCTCACGGAGGTCTGCAGATAGGGCCTTATACTGTTTAGCGAGATCGCTATAGTTAGATGATAAAGCCCCATCTAGTTTTGTAGTAACTCTACGAGCAAACTGTGCAGCGATAGTAGCTGCTGCCCAAGAGCCAGCAAAGTAAACATTGTCATTGGACTCAGTTAGAGCGAAAGTGATCTCTTCGTTCTTAA